TTTTTCCGCTACGTACACGGATTTTTTTAATTGCCGAGAGACTTGCTGGATTTACCAATTCCAACTGGTTGTCATAGTACCTGGGAGGTTTGAGAATTTTTCCATTCATAATGATTTCATCGCTCGGATATATCTCGCTCTGGTATTTGTCCTGCCATCCATGGCCGAGCCCAGGACGGCGGGACATAGTTACGTACTCAGGATTTAATTGATTTATTTCGCCCGTTTCCGGATCGATCCTTCGATAGTGTTCGGCGGCAAGCTCGCCGGTTATTTTTTTCATAACATATCGCGCCACATACGCGGCGCTTTCGAAAGTCATAGAGCCTACGGTGCAGAAGCCGTAACCCCATATTTTCGAGAGTATTTCGGAGGTGTAGAGATTTTGGCCGTTGACCGTTTTAAACAGTTGCTTGTCAGCAAAGTCATGGTCAAACAAGCACGCATGATAATGCGGTCGGCCCAGATTATCGCCATATTCCCCACAGTGGAAGAAGCGAATTTTCTTTCCTCCGTAGTATTTTTTTAATTTTTTCATGAAGAGCTGCCAATCACGCACATCTACAGACCACCGGTTCTGCCGTTTCTGCAAGCAGTCCGGAGAGAATGTAAGGGTGATAAAGCAATTTTCTTCATGAAGTTGGGCCTCGTGCACGCACCGAATGGCCCATTGTAGGGACCGCCCAAGGCGGCACCCAATACACTGCCCACAAGGCAGTGTTAGAGGTAAGTCGACAAAGGCGGCACCACGAATAAACGTAATGCCGCCCTGTTTCGCTCGCCACGCCTTCAAAGGGTGGAAGCACGGCATTAGAGACGTATCCCGCCTCGCATTGGTCGCGCCGATATTGTATTCCGGCGATTAACCTTTTTTGCCGTTTTAGTAAAAAGCCTCCGGGACTTTTTCTTGCCGATCTTTCTCCGCTTCGGTTGGTACCTCATTATTGGTCTCCTTTTCCTCTTTTTTAGACTGACAGGTGTCAGTCAGCACAGTTACATCAAGTGAGTACTGTGCCGGGGGGTTCCCCCCCTTTACCCCCTTCGGTTGCATCTGCTTCCGCATCTGCCTCCGTAGATTTTGTTTTTTGAGGTTCATGATCCCTTTCCGTTGCCGGTTGCTCCATTAATCCGAGCATGATCATACGATCCCTATTATCAGGATTATCAGCAAATTCCAAGAATTTTGCAGGATCGTTGTCAAACTCGCCACGAATTGTGGCTGGAAGCGCCATGAAGCTATCTCTAGCCGCGTTGATCAAATCCAAGCCGGTCTTATAGTCCGTTGCACCGGAAAGGTCCCTCATGGACCCCTGAACCCGATTGACGTGGGTTACTAACCCGGTCTTGGCGCCACGCCGCAGGATATTACTAATATCGCACTCCGGTTGGAAACTTTGTTTCGTGCGGCTCTCCGTCCCACAGTCCATTTGGACACGTGGACGTTCTCTTTTTATCGTAGGCTCTTTTCTCATCGCCTTCTCTCCTCAATAGCGCCTTTTAACAGGCCCATGCCCTTTAAGGTCAGGGCCAACGCGCTATTTGCATTGGTTACGTTAAAGCCCAAGGTCTGGCTCATCCTTGCGTCCAGCCCAGACATTATTGCCGCGTTCGCCGATGTATGAGCATCGGTTGCGGCTTTAGATCCCAGCGCACCGATCATCAGCTCTTCGGCTTTCGTTTTATGCTCGGTTGCTTTGAGATTTTTTAGCTCCTGTCTCAGTCGCAGAGTCGCAAGGGCCGAATTCACGCCCTTGCTCAGTGTATCCACCGCAGGAAGCGCGGTGGCGGACGGCGTTGAAGCGCCGCCCTGCTTATAGGCAAGGATTGGATTTAATCCTGCCAGTTTCATGTCCTTCATTGACCGCTGATAAGCCGTCGAGGACATCCGTTCCTCGAAGGCCTGCTGCAGCTTCATACGCTTCAGATCAGCTTTATTTTTTGCCTTGCCTCCCAAGAACCCGGCCACCCCGCTAATCAAGGCGGGAGCGACCGAAGAGGCGAAGGCCGAGAAGGCCATCAGAAATGATCAATTAGGCCCGGTACCGAATAGGTAGGCATCGGACGGGCACAGATCATTTTGAAATAAGCATCGAACAGTAAATGAGGTTCCGTAGGTACCGCAATCACCCGCGCAATCGGCGGGTTCTCCTCAATGAATGCGTTATTAAGTGGCGGCACAATGCCGACAAAGTCTTGCGCCAAATGCCACGTATCGAGAGACGTGGCAAAGTTTGACCGCATCTGTCCGGTAATCAGAGACGGCTTATACCGATATTCCGCGAAGCGCTCCTGATACCCGAACACCAGATCATCACGGGCACTCCCGTCGATCAGGATTTCTTTATTGAGCACGGCCTGCTCGCCAATATGGGCGAGAGCCGGCCAATAAAAGTCCCAGCGGATTTGCCGCGACCAACCGCGGTTCAAACCCTGCTGATAGTTAAGATCGGCCCGTAGACACACAAGGCCGATAATTGTCGAATGTTCGACAAAAGATTTAGTGAAACCGTGCCCCGAGAACGCCGCAGTACCTATCGCGGCGAGATTACCCTGGGGCGTGTTGAGATCGGTTTCTGAAGTCTGCGCCACCGGGTTGACGTTGATTAACGTCGATCCTCCCCCCAAGTATTCCGGCCTTTGCAGGCGGAAATCCGGGGAGGTTACCCCGAAGTGGCTTTTTATCATTTCTACGTAACGCGTGCCGCCTCTGGCGTCACGCTCGTAGAGTTTTTGAATTTGGAACGCCTCGCGCAACTGATTAATTGTCGCGGCTATCGCGCTCGTCAAATCCGCGAACAGTTTATTAGTGTCGGCACCCGCCGTGCCCACACCCATATCGAGGCTCGCCAAATTTGTATCCATTGTATGGAAGGCACTATCGTCGGTTGAAAACACGCCAATATTAGTGCCAGCTCCTGCCGCTGAATGAATATCCGCCGTTGTGCCCAAAGGCAACACTACGGCGGTCCCTTTTTGCGGCCAAGGCAAGCAGGAGGTAAAGTAATCGTGCCTCTTGGCACGTTTTCGCAACACATAGTTGCTTAATACGTCAGGTCCGTCACCAAGATTGACGACCGCATTATCGGTAAGATTTTCATCTTTGAACCACGTATTGAATATCAAATTATAAGCTCTTCCGGCGAAATTATTGATATTACCCATGTTCTCTTCAGTCGGCACACCGAAGTAGTCGTAAAGGGTCGAATTAACGACCCCACCGCCCGGTATGCCCACGGTAGGCACCAAGAAATCCGTGCTATCCGCCGGATCATCCTGAGCCCCGTTGAAACGTTCCCAGTTATCCCACAGTATCCTGTTGGGCACTGCGAAGAAGAACGTCTCCAAGAAGAGATTATCCATGAATGGGTGTAATGGCGTCGCCAACCGGCCAAAGCCGGTCATTCGAAGATTGAACGTATCTCCGGGCAGCGCCTCATCCAAGAATATCGGCACAAGCCACCCGGCATCGAATGTTGTTTTTAGACCGTGAGACCGGTCAAAGGAGGAGCGAGGAATTTCCGCACGCGGAACCTCGCTAAATTTATGAGACATTACGCTACGCTGTTTCATGTCATTACCCTTAATTGCTGCTCAAGTTCCTGAGCATCGTTTTTGAATTCGATCGCCACGCCCAAACTAAGAGGCGTTGGCAGAATATCGAATTTACAGGTGCTATCATCATACGCACCACACTCAAAGAGTGTATAGTCCTCGGGATATTTCCCGAAGTTGTGATTTGGATCGTTGACCAACTCGGAGAAGCTCCGGATGGCAAGACCCTTGGTCGGTAGCATGAACGGCAGTAAGTAAGCTTCTGCCTTTGCGTCAAAGACGGTATAGATTTTATGTATCATTTTCAGCTCCGATCATGATTGCGTTGCAATTGTTTTAGTTTTTCATTTTGAATGGTTTCTCTGACCGCCAAGCGGTCGTTAGTATTATTTTTATTATGTTTTTTTCCGCTACGTACACGGATTTTTTTAATTGCCGAGAGACTTGCTGGATTTACCAATTCCAACTGGTTGTCATAGTACCTGGGAGGTTTGAGAATTTTTCCATTCATAATGATTTCATCGCTCGGATATATCTCGCTCTGGT